AGCCATTTTTTACATGCTCCCTATTAGAGGCCAGTCGGGTTGTTGTAAGCGTGACCGCCCAACACCGTCGAACCGGCGTCAACGTACGGAGCGTTGAACTTCACGATTGCTTCGGGGTAGTAGACAGTGCTGCTATACGTAAACGCCGTATCCTGAATTACATCAACGATGCGGAGCGGAAGCGAGCGCGTGACTGCAACCGAGGTGATCAACGCACCCTGCTGCGAATCGTTCGTCGTCGTGTTCAGCGTGTTAGCAACCAACGCTACGTTGGTACCAATATCGCTATACACAAAGCCGCTCGTCGAAGACACAACGGTGCCCGATTCAACACCAGCAATCTTGAACAGGGTATCCGGATCGTCAACGATGTACGCCGTAATAAACGTACCGGACTTTACCGAAGTGCCCGAAATCCAAGCCTGCGAGTAGGTCGGTTGACCCGTCACGTTGGAAACGAACGTGCAGCCCAAGAACACACCAGCAAAGCCGGTCGCCGGGGGAGTCGTGGTTTCCGTGCAGACAACAATGGTGCCGTCCGAAGCGAACTTCACCGGGTCGCCGTATCCGATGCTACCAGCACCAGAAGCGATACGACGTTGGCGAGTCGATCCGGCAAACACCTGCCCACCGATCAAATTGATCGGCTTCAAGCCGTACGGCTTGTCAACAGTAGGATATGCCATTTGTTACTCCAAAAAAGTTATTTGCCTTTACCGAACGAGGTAGTGGACTTGCGTTCATTGAACAGCGGCATCCGTTCGTCGTTCAGCCTCATGAAGTTGTTGTCTACAGACTGAATCTGAGCTTGAGCTTGGCGTTGATAGTATTCATCACGCTGCTTCATTAACTCAGCCGGAGCCTTGCAGAGCAACAACCCGCCGATCTCAATGTTGCCTTTAAAGCGACTATTGGGATCAGCTTGCATCATCAATTTGGGTTGATCTTCGGCCTTTACAGGCTCCCAACCTTCCCGGAATTTTGCGGAAGTATTTGATGGGTCAGCCGTACCCATGATACTGGTCCGAATCCACCGGAACACCCAACCTTCCTGCGGCTCCGGTTCAGGGAGCGTTTGGGGCGGGGTCCAGCTTTGTTTGCGCTGCGCTGATTCTCGATTTTCGAGTTCACGTGCGAGTCTATTGTCAGCCATTTTAGTTACTCTCCAGTTTCATAAGTTCGCGTGCGTACTGCTCATTACTCAGACCTAGCCGTTTGGCTAGAGCTACTTGAGTTGGTGTCAGACGGATTTGGCGAGGTGCAGTAGACCTCGTAACCGGAGCCACTACATTGGCTGGTTTTGTGCGAGCAGGCTTTTCTTCCTGCTTCGTTTGAGTCGGCTCTTCTTCCTCGAAATAATCGGGGAAGCGCTTCTTCATAGTCGCATTGACTCGGTCGTAGTAATCATCGCTACGCGGATCAACTCCGGACCGGACTAGTTTTTCATGCAGTCCCAAAGCGAGGGCAGTCATCTCCTCGTCTGTGCCGAACCATGGATTCTTTTCTCTCCATGCCTCTGCCTTCGGGTCAACCGTAGGCGCGGGTCTCGGCGCTTGGTACTGTTGTTGAGGTTGTACACTGCTCTCTTCCTCTTGTAAAGAGGGGCGAAAGCCTTCGTATTGCTTAATTTTAAGCTTGGCCTCGGTCAACGCTTCCTGTGCATCCGTGATCTTGTCGGCATCACCAGCCTCATAAGCCTGTTTGAGCCGCTCTTTGGCCACGTTTAGATCGTTGTTCGCTGCCTTGGTTACTTCGTTGAAATACGCCTTTTCGCCGTTCCCAAGTCGTTGTTTTAATTGGCGATTTTCATGTTCGCGCTGTTCCGCAAACCGAAGGGCTTCTTCCTTTTCACGAAATGCCGTTTCTTTGGCTCGACGCTCGTCGTGCCAAACCTTTTTCATCTGAGATAGGCGCTTTTTGACCTTGTCGGAATAATCCTCAAGATCGTCCTTCTCAAGTTCGTCCACCACCTCTTTGGGGAGCGGGGTACGGCCTCGGTCTTGCGGCGGGGTATCGTCCTCAATTTGAATATCAAACTTTTCATCACCCCCGGTTTCGGCGACGGCTTTCTCGGCCTCCACCTCGTCGGGGAACTTAAATTCCGTTTGCTCAGTCATTTGTTACTCCTTATGCGCGACGGATTCCACGGGGGTCATCGACCACCGCTTCGACCGTGTCGTCGTTGATGATGCGGAACTCCCGACCGTGGATGACCACGCGGGTGCCCGAGTAGGGGCGGGTCAGAACAAAATCACCTTCCTTGCACCAAGGGCCAGTGGGGAAGCGATCTTTATCTGCGTAGGCCAATTCACCAAGCTTCACTACGAAAAGAACAACGGTAGTAAGTTCTTCCGTGCGCTTCGTATCTTCTGCTTTGATTAATCCGCCTTCGTACTCTTCTTCTACATGAGGCACCGCACACAGAATGCGATAGCCTTTTGGCACGGGAAGTTGCGATGCTTTCTTCGCCTCTTCCTGTGTCTTCTCGACATCAATATTACTCATTCTTCTTCCATCCTTTTTGCAAGGTCTTTGATGTAACTTGATGCGAGGTCGAGACCCTGTAACGCCCCGCATAGTCTCTTGTACTCACCTTCGTCCAATTTGCCTTGGATGAGGTTTTCCACGATCAGGTTGCGCTCTTCCTTGATTTTTGTGGCAAGGTATTCCAGAGCGTTTGAATACGACATGAATTACTCCTTCTTTTTTGGCTTCTCCGATTTCTGGTTGGCCTGATTTTGCGTGGCAGTGCGTTGGATATCTGCTGCCTCTTTGGCCTTGCCGATCTCGACGCCAATCTTGACGCCATCACGACGCTGTTCAGCCTTGTGCTTCTCAATGTCCACACCAAGACGTGCGGCCTCAAGCTGCTGACGCCCAGCAATCTCTGCTTTGCGTAGCTCCATCTCGTCTTCCTTCGCGGCAGCGTCCATGAGGTCTTTTTGCTGCTTGCGTTGGATTTCGGCCTGCTTGATCTGTGCATCCATCTGCACTTGCTGTTGTTTGGTCTGCGCTTGAAGCTGCTTGATCTGCAAATCCATCTGCTGCATTTGGATGAGCGGGTCTTGCGCTTGCTGTGCGGCTTGCTGCATTTGCGCTTCGGCTTGATCCTTTTGAAGGACACGGGCTGCTGCGGCTGCAGATATTTGTGCGAGTTGAACTTCCAACTCGGGCGGTAGATCGTATTCGTCCGTATCGTTTTGCGGGAGCGGCGGGAGGCTGACCCCCAACTGCTTCTCGATTTCGCGACGGTATTGGAACGCCGTGTGCTCCATGATGTGGGCTTGGATCGCCGCCATCATTTCTTGTGCCTTCGGATTCTGCCCCATGACCTGCATCATCTTCGGGTCTTGCATCAGTGCCATGTGCACAGCAATGTGGGCTTCGTGATCTTGGTAAATGAATGCCTTGAGCGGCTTACCCGTCATGACATCCATGTTCTCCGTGACCGGATCACGCGGCTTTTGATCATCCGGTGACGGCACGATCTTCTCAGCGTTCTTCACGCCAAGCGTTTCAATCATCTGGCGGTGCAAGTACGGCAGGTCATAAAGCTGCGGCGCGGTCTGACTGAGTTGCAACACCGCTTGGTACTGCACAACCTTTTGACTCATCGTAGCCGCGTTCGGATCGGCGACCGGGATCACATCCACGTTGTCGTAGTCCGACTTCTTGGCTTTCTTGCTGCCAATCTCAGGCTCGTACGAATATTCTTCCGGAGTGTTGTCACGGATGATTGCAGCGAGGAGTTTGAACTCCTGCTTCATCGCGTAGTACACGCGAGCCTGCACTGCCGTCATAACCTTCAGCACGCGCTCAAGCACGGCAAGCGTTGTACCCACCGGAGCCTGCGAGGACATATCGCTGATCTTCAAGTCCGACACCGCAGCGAAGCGGCGTCCGTCCTCGACCACTTTGTCCATCAACTGAGCCAAAGTCTGGCTCGGTTCTTTGTATGGCAGCGGCAGGATGTTGTCGCGGATCGCGCCACTCGGCACGTCTACGTCGCGGAACTCGCCCGGAGCAATCGGAGTATCGTCGCCTTTGATTCGCAGTCCGCGAGATTTGAGACCGCCCGGTAGATTGCTGAGCGTTCCCGCGTCGATAAGCTGTCGTAGAAGTGACGTGGCAGCTTTGCTATGGCCTCCAATGAGGTGGATAAGTCCGAAATAATAAAAACCAAATCCGGGGATGTATCCGTAGTGGACGAAGTGCTGTCGCTTCTCTTTGAGCTTGTCGTCTTCTCGCCAGTTGCGTCGAATAGCGAGAATCGTTCCTGTGCCTTTCTCAATCGTGACGACGTACGGAAGGGCGATTCCTGTTTCATTGTTTTGTTTATCCACATCCGGATAACCCGGCAAGTCAATGTTGACGTGCATCTCAAGCAACTGGAACCGGTCGTCCATGCTTGCGCTGAAGCCTTGATCCTCTGCCTTCTGCTTCTCCACCTCGTCCATGACGCGCATCGGCTCGCCAAGATCAATATCGCGGTAGAAGCCTGCATATTGCAGCTTGATCAACTCATTTTTCGTCTTGCGCATGCGGTGCGTGACGCGATCCGCTGTCTTCAAATTCGATGCGCCATACGGCACGATGATGTCTTCGGCTGCGATATACACCGCCGTTTGACGGTTCAGGCTCGGGTCGAAGTACACCTTCTTGAAAGCGTTGCCGGACAAGGCAAGAGATAAGAGGAGACGCTCGTGCTCCGGGCGATACTCCTGCATCACCTCGGTCAACTCGTAGTTCATATCATCAGCCACGCGAATGGCCGAGTCTTTCTTCTCCGGGGTTTCCTTGCCAATGATCTTGGTCTTGACCGGACCCATCGCCGGGAAGACTTCCATGATCGTTTCGGACTGGAACTTGACTGCGCTCTCCATCAAGAGCGGGTGGAATACACCGCACGCACCCGGCCACGGTTCCGTACGCTCTTCATATCGGATGCCAAGAATCTTCAAACCCTTGACGTACGTGTCGAGCCAATCTTTGCGGCTGGCTAGGTCTTGCTCATAGTGACCAATCAAATCACCGGCAAGAGTCTGCAACTCAGTTTCGCTCATGAACTCGGCGAGGTTCGCGTCGAAGTCTTCCGCACGCGGCTCTTGTTTGGAGAGGCTAATCGCCACGCCGTCCATGTTGATATCAACCGACTCCGGATCTTCGATTACGATCTCCATGGCGGGTTCTTCACCGGCCAACGCCTCCAAGCCTTGGGGCGCTTCGTATAACGCTTTGTCGATAGCCATTAGATCATCTTCCTATAATGGGTCGTGTTTTCGATTGAGCCGCCTGCGGCTTTCTTCTGCTCAACTTCTTTCGCTCGCGCCTCAGCCCTCTTAATGGCTTTTTCATTCGTGCCATAAAGACGCCGTAACAATCCTTTCTCTTCTGCAAACAGCGGATCAGGCAAGTCCGTACGCCCGACAAACGAAAGGTATGGGAGTTCTGCACGTTCCTGTATCGTGCCTTTGGTCAACTTGGTAGCCGACTTCTTATACGGATCTTCGTACCGCTCACCCTTAATGTAATCAACGGGGTGACTTAAAAACTCGCGAGCCTCGCCTTGTTCACCACGGTTTATGTTCTGGTGGCGGGATATGATTCTGCTTTCCAAACCGCTGATCGGCATGTTTTCTAGTACGCGCTTCTCACGTATTTCAAACGGTAGTTCTTTTCCCGCCTCACCGTATATCTTTTCATACAAAGACTGAATGTTATTCGCGTATTGGTAGGCCGAAGTTGAGTGCATCAAATCAGCCATACGGTTTGCTATTTCGTCGTGAATCTTATTGTGACGAAACTCATGGGCGTAGACTTGAGGGGTAGCACCTGCACCAATACCGAAAACATACTTTGAGGGGTCATATCCTTGCAGCGCACCAAGCCCCATCTGTTTTTCTACGACTTTATTACGGCGCTCCGCTGGGACTTCACCAATATTCATGCCCAAGGTTGAGTATGTGCTTTTAGGTTGGTATGCGTTACTAAAGTCATATGCAACATTACGATCCACTTCGCCTACATAAGGCGCGCCAATTTTTGCCCGTACCTTGGCTTCAAACTCAGGGTCGCTCAACTCAATCCGGTTACCATACCGGTCAAGTTCTTCAATAAGCCCCATCGGGTCATGTCTACGCGGCATCAGTAAAACCCCTCTCGCCTGTGGCTCTTGAACCACTTCGTCGGTTCTGGTTCGTCATTTGGTAGTCGGATAAACCCACCCTGTCTGAAACGCAAGAGGGCCAAGGTGGTCGAGTCCACCAAGTCGTCATGGGTGCCAGCGGGGAAGTCGTTGCACTCCTCCACTACCTCCCACGCCCAGCGTCGGTCAGGAACCCAGACTATACCTGAACTAAACAAGTCCGAAACAGCGTTTACACGACTGATCTTGTCTTGGCCCTTGCTTGGTGTGAACTCTGATAAAGGCACTCCCATACGACGCATCTCTTGGTAGAGCGCCGCGCCGTTGGATTTCTTTTCAACAATGAACGTGTCCGGGTTCCATTCTTTGTACTGCTCCAACACCATTGCCTTCAATTCGGGGAACTCCAGCCTCTCTTTAATACTGTTCAACAGGATGATGTTGTAGTTCTTGGTGTGCTCATTCAGGAACACACCCCACGTGGTGAGGGCGTTGTAGTCCGACCGGTTGGATTTCTCTTGGGCAGCGTCGAGGCTCATGATGATGTGCTCGCACGCCGGGGGGTTCTCTGCCTCCCAAACTTGCCACCATTCACGCTTAATTAGTGCGCCTTCTTCTGAGGTCGGCTCCTGCATGTACTGGGCTTGCCAGTACCGCACGTCCATACTGGCCTTCTTCGCCAGCAACTCTTCAATACCCCAGAAGTCAGGCCAAAGCGGTTTGTCGTTGAGGATGGCGGGGAACTCCACGATCTCCCACTGATCTGCCTCCTCGTTCTTGGTCATGTGGTCAATGATCTTGCCGGTCAAATCCATCTTCGACCACCGCGTCATCACGACAATGATCGCGCCACCCGGCATCAATCGCTGGACTGGGCCTGACTGGAACCATTCCCATGCGGGTTCAAATACGTCAGCACGGCCTTGCTTAGCTTCCTGTTCTGAGTGTGGATCGTCAATAATAAAGAGATCGGCACCTCGACCAGCGAGAGCACCGCCCACACCAATAGCGAAATACTCCCCGTTAAAATTAGTACCCCAACGAGAAGCACTTTTAGAATCAGCCTGCAAAGAGACATTAGGAAAAACGTCATGATAACTCTCCGACCCGACCAAGTTTCTGACCCGACGACCGAAGTTGACGGCCAAGTCAGCCGTGTGCGAGGCCATAATGACCTTCTTTTGCGGGAACTTCCCGAGGAACCAAGCCGGAGCGAGGTAGGAAATCATCTCCGATTTACCGTGCCGGGGAGCGATATTCACGATAACTCGCTTCTTCTTCCCGTTGGCGATGTCTTCAAAAATCCCGGCAAGTTTTCGGTGGTGTGGCCCTACCTTGTACCCCGGATAGACGTGACCAATGAAGTCAAGGAATGAATCTTTGCCCTTGGCCTGCGTAACTTGGGCTTGATACGTCTTTAATAGCTCAGCAACACGCCGTTTTTCCTTCTCCGGCATCGTGGGAAGGGCGGCACGCAGCTTTTGCAGGTGATTTTCAGTGAGGTTCAGCATTTTTTGCCGGGGTTTCGCCGACAACCGCGTATTCAATACCCTCAAGCACCGATAAAAGCTCCTTTTCGACCTCCTCAATCGGCTTGATGACGTGTGTCACCTCGCTTCGCTTCTTGAATGCGTCGATTCCGTCCACTTCGCCCAATGTTTTGAGCGCAGAGATGCGAGTTTTGAGGTCGTCGGCTTGTTCCGCAGCTTCAAAAAGCTTGTTGACGACGTAAAGTTTGAGGTCGGACAGTTCTTTAACGATGGAGTGGTTGTACCGCGCAGCTAAACCCGCATAAAACGCGATGGTTTCGTTCGGATACTTCTCAAAATCAGGCCGGACATTTGGGTTTTGCACCATCTCGCGAGCCAAACTGATGGCGCTCTCAGCATCTTCTTCGCTAGGCGCAATTGGCTGACCTGTCAAGTCAGAAAAAAACTTGATGGTGTTCGCCCGCATCTGCAATTCTTCGGCGGGCGTGAGGTCAGGCAAGGCATCAGCCATGCTTGCTGGCAGTGGAACGGACTCTTCTATGTCAGGGACTAGTACATCCATGCGTGCAATATACAGAAATGTTGACATGGAGCCAAATTGATGGGTGGGGTGTGCAGGGTTAGCCTGCCGGGAGGCCGCGTGCAGCCAGACGTTTGCTGCTTGTCCACTAGCGCGGAGATTGCCTTAGAAATGCGGGGTAAAATTCCCCTTCAGCTTCCTGCTAGACACTGCGGGCGCACCCCGCCAGACACCGACTAAAATCATACCATGCGACCCACCATCGGCCTCTTCCACAAGCACCCCCATGCCTCGGCCCACTGCTGCGTAGGAATGCTCAAGGCGCTGAGTGAATCGTTCCGGGTAGAACTGCTGGAACCCAAGGACTGCACCTACCGCAAAATGAGATCAATGCAGATCGTGGCGTTTCCCGGCGGGGTTGGCGAAGCTGACGAATGGTCAAAGATTTTCCACGATGCGGTCGCGGACGTGCGTCTATTTGCTCACAAAGGCGGCGTCTATTTGGGTATTTGCATGGGTGCGTACTGGGCGGGGCCGGGGTACTTTGACCTGATTCCGGGCCTAGAAATACAGCAATATATAAAGAGTCCGGGGGCTGAAATCAGACGCTCTTATGCCACGACGGCGGAGGTGGACTGGATGGGAACCCGGGAAAAAATGTTCTTCTGGGATGGCCCAGTCTTTAACGAAGTCGGCACGGTGGTGGCCCGGTATAAATCGGGGGGCGTGATGGCGTTGCAGAAAAACAACATTGGGCTGATCGGATGCCACCCGGAGTCCCAGCAGGATTGGTACACCAAGAAGTATATGCGGGGTCGGTGGCACGGTGGACGGCACTGGGAACTGCTCACGGAGTTTACCCGGGAAATAATAGGTACTTAGGTACCATCAAGGGGGGCCTTTCTATATGAAGGGGGGTGGGGGTCACCTAGCCAGATTTTGAAAAATGCGGGGTTATTTGTGCGCATTCAAATGTACGATGCCAACGCGGGACTCCTAACTGTATAGCGCCCTCCCGCCCCCCAGTGGGGTCGCGTCCGCCACGTTTTGCTATGCGCATTCCGCGCCATGCGGAATTGTTTACGCCACAGCGTTACAAATTGTAACGACGACCACGCCACACCAAAGAATTCCCAAAGAATTCCAGCGTTACAAAGTGTAACGATACGCGCTAGGCCGCACGTGATCGCGCGCCGCAATACCGCGCGACTAGGCCGCGCGCAACCGACACTTGACACCCGCTGAGCGTCATGTAGAATTGTCCATGCGATCGACGTGATCGCCTACTAACTTGAGGACTTGCAAAGATGAAAACGACATACAAGACATTCGAAGCGCGCGTGAAAGCCGGTCTCGCTGGTGAGGCTAAACTCGCGGACATCGAAGCCGACATTCTCGCGGCGGACTTGCTACCGCTGGCCAATTCGAAGGGCGTGATTGATACCAAGTCGCCCGGCTTCAAGGCCTTGCAGGGCCGCGCCTACAAAGTCGCGAGCGCGTGGTACACGAGTGAAGCGCGCGTCATTGACGGGAAGGTGTACGAGCCCACCGCGCTCAAGCAGGCGATTGATAAGAAAGGTACGGCGCACCCGGCGCGCGACGGCGCGCTTTCGGGTATTCGCGTGAAGGCCTTCCGCTGGACGGGCAAACTGGTCAAGGCGCATGAGGCCGCGCAGAGCGCAATCGTCGCGGCGCAGAATGGCGCAGGGCGCGCCACGTCCGGCAAGGTAGCCGTCGCGCTAAAACGCAGCAAGGCCGCGAAGGGCAAGGCCGCGAAGGGCAAGGCCGCGTATGCCATCATCGATGCTAGCCAGTCCGTGCCGGAATTAATCGACGCACTAGGCAAGGCTCTGGCCGCGCTCAAGCCGCAGGCGCGCATTGTGGCCGCAACTAATCTGGTCGCGACGGCGCAAGGCTGGGTGAACCAAGCGCGCACCGAAATGGACGGGAAGCCGCGAGTCACCGCGAAGCCGACGAAGCGCGCGAAGGCCGCGACGCAAGCCGCACCCGCCGCCGTCCAATAAACAATCCCGCGCCACACGGCGCAACCTCGAAGCCCCGCGCGAGCGGGGCTTTTTTTTGTCCGCGCGATTCACACCGCATCGCATGGCCGCGATGCGCGAAGCCAGTCACTGCGAAGCCAGTGACGAAGCCAGTTCCCACTGCCCAAAGCCCTTTTTGTGCCATTGGCACAAACTTTGTTCCACGAAACTACATTAGCGACACAAGATAGAGCGTTGAAATCATTGGAAAAAAACGACTTTGTTCCGTTGTTCCAGTATTTTCAGCATAGGGGGCTAGGAAAGCGTGGCCGATAGCCGGGTAAGGCAACGGAGCGCGGATAGTAAAAATTTCAAAAAACCCACCGTACCCTCTCAAAATCACTGGAACAACGGCACAAACGGTATAACTATTAATTCTTCTTTATATCTTTATGTATACTACTAACTAATATAATCAATAACTTATCTATCTTTTTCTTTTCTTCGCACACGGAATCGCACCTCGCATTTTGTGTCAGATGTAAAGAAAACCCGGCACAAACCGTGGCACACGTGGCACAAAACCCCCGGCGTTACAACTTGTAACGATAGATTCGATACGTTCTATACGACGCCGACACAAATACCGTGAAAAAACGAACCCGAGTTGTGTACCGCCTATTGACACTCGTGTTCAGATAAGTTAACATTGCTCTCGTGGTGTGGACATATTTATACGACGCCACTTGTTTAACCCGGCGTTACAACTTGTAACGCTACCAACCGAGAGGACATGACGATGGTCAAGATGAAGCAAAGCAATGGCCGTGTGATCTACGAGGGGCCGTCACAACTCGACGGTAACCCAATCGTGGTCATCGCCATTGGGTTCAAGACAGGCTCATCAAACCGCAAGACCGGCAAGATGATTCAAACCTACATCATGCGCGCGGACTCGCTACCCACCGAGGCCGTACAGAGTGGTGACGACTTTTCTATATGTGGCAACTGCATCCATCGGGGTAAGACTGTACGGTCTGCGTCCGGCGAGACCCGCAACGTGGGTCGCACGTGCTACGTCAACCTAGGCCAAGGTCCGCTCGCAGTCATGCGGTCATACCTACTAGGCAAGTACCCGGCATGGGACGGTACCGGCGTCAACGGTCAATTTGTCCGCATCGGCACGTATGGTGACCCTGCCGCAGTACCCACTTATGTATGGGACGAGTTGCTACGGGACGCATCCGGCCACACGGGATACACGCATCAATGGCAAGACCCACGTTTCGCTTCACTGCGAACATTCTGCATGGCATCGGTGGACTCGCCCGAGGAGGCAGCATCGGCACACGCCAAAGGGTGGCGCACATTCCGTGTCGGTATGCCCAACCACGCACCACAGACTCCCAAGGTCGAGGCGTTGTGTCCGGCATCAGCCGAGGCCGGTCGCAAGTTGGACTGCGCGCGGTGTCTTGCCTGCTCCGGCGTATCGGGTAGTGACGGGTCACATCGACGCGGTTCGATCTACATCCCTGCGCATGGCGGGTTCGCAGTCATGGCCAACATCAACAAACGAGCAGCGTTACAAGTTGTAACGGGAGGTGTGCGATGAAGTATTGGGATCACGTTGTGTGGATGGCGTGGTTGGGTCGTACTGATCATGCGTCACCACGTTATCACCCGGCTAAAGCAGCACGGATCTATGCACGGTTCACGCCCAACATCGAGCGAGCGCAAAGGTACGTGACTGCCGAGAACATGGTGAGACGGCACAAGTATTCATCTTATTCGGCGTATCAACGGGCAGTAGACCATGCCTTTTCGTACTCAACTGATGCATGGCAGCACCAGTATTGGTTGGACGTGGGCACGGTGGTATTAAAAATTCAACGAGAGGAGGACAAGCGATGAACCAAGCAACCCAAACTCAACCCGAGCAACTCGTGCTCGACCTGTTCGATAGGCAGTACCTTGCCTTGCAGAAAGAGGCAGTTGATCTGTCGATCTGCGAGCGGTGGTCGATCCGTGATATCGCCATCAAGTTAGGTGTGCCCGAGAAGTTCGTGAAGGATTCGCTGCACGAGTTTCTGTCCGGCGATTGCAACGATTACTTTGTAGGAGAGTGAGATGAGTAATAAAACTTGGATGCACAGAGCAGCCTACGCAGTCATGCGTAAGGACACGTGGAACGATGGGCAGGGGTACGACAGCGACTATCCTGTCGAGGGCGTGTTTCTTTCGCGTGATGCTGCGGAGTGGTATGCCGCAGGGTTGATCAACGATATGCGCAAGACAGACGAGTACGATGACCTTTTAGATGACGAGTTGTTTGAGGTTCGTGAGGTTCAATTGGTAACCGCATTGGGCGAGGAGGTGTGAGATGAGTAAGCAAAAAGTGTTGGAGTTGACCAAGAAAATCCATGCCTATGCCAACAAGGCAGAGCGGCCCGAGGATTACTTGTTTGACCCCAAGGTCAATAAGGCACGGTTTGTCCCGCCACGATTCCCGTTGACGTGGAGCGAGTGGCTGAAGCAGAAGAAGGAGGGCTGATCATGCAGACCTTTCTACCATCACCATCGTACGACGAGTCCGCTCGTCTGCTCGACTACAAACGGCTAGGCAAGCAGCGGGTGGAGACCAAGCAAATCCTGCTCGCACTGGGTAAGACAACGGGCGGGTGGGTCAACCACCCTGCCACCAACATGTGGCGCGGTCACGAGGTCAGCCTGTGCCAGTACGGTCTCGCCATGTGTTGGGAGTGGCAACGACGTGGGTACAAGGACACGCTGATGGACTTCTTTGCCGAGGCACTGCATCAGTACCAGTCTGATGGTCGCACGTTCATGCCGCCACCGTGGCTAGGCGAGGAGGAAGTTCATGCGTCACACCGTAGCAACTTGCTGCGGAAAGACCGGGATTTTTATTCTAAGTACGGATGGGCAGAGTCTGATGATCTTCCCTACGTTTGGCCAAGCCTATCGAGAAATTAATTATGCCGAGTAAAACATTAGACACGAGACGAGTACCGCCACGCGGCAAGTTCACCGGGTTCCGCTACCTGTCCAACGAGGAACTACGCATGACCGGCAAGGAGTGGAACGAACTAGCCGAGCAGAAACGGTTCGCATGGAAACGGGTGGGCGACCCTCGCGAAGGATGCAAAGACTTGTGTGGTGGAGGGTATGAGGTTTGGATTGACTGACTTGTCGGTAGCCTATTGACCCTCGTGTTCAACTTTGTTAACATATGTCCTGTGGTTGGGACAATCGTTTGATTGATTTAATTCACGTTCGTTACAAGTTGTAACGACAATTATTTAGGAGGACTGAACGATGACTGTCGAATTATCAACACCGACTCACATCACAACCCTGCGTGACTGCGCCATGCAGTGCAACCTAGAGGTGCGCATGTGGGTGGGTACTGTGCAAGACGATCAACTCAGTGACGAGGTCACCGAGTCCAAGCAAGCCGAGCGTGGCAGTGCCAAGGTCATCAAGAACCTGCTCGCGTCATGCCATGAGCATACGCTTGTCAAACGGTACCGCTCGTTCGCGTACAACTGGTTCAAGCAACGCTCGTATCCGTACGTGGGATCGACGGGACTCGTGTCGAACTACGGCATACCCAAGATCATGAACGAGTTCGATAACGAGATTAAGCCGGGCTACATGGCGACGGTGAATCCGTTCCTGCTTGCCTACGCTGATCTGCGCGCTAACTACGCATTCAAGATGCAGGGCAACATGTACAACGCATCGGACTATCCCGAGGTCGATGAGATTCGCGACAAGTTCAGCATCAACTTGTATATGCAGCCCATCCCGAGTTCGGACTTCAGTCAACGCATCAGCGCGGACATTGCCGAGCAGTTGAACATGCATTACTCACGCCAAGCCGAGCGGTTCATACGTGAGACGGGCGAGCGTCAGTTGGCACAACTGGCCAAGGTGATGCAGTCGATCTCGCACTGCTGCGAGGTGGACATCAAAGAGACGGCGACGGGCGAGACTAAGGTCACGCGCCGTAGGTTGCACGAGTCTACGTTGGAGCGCGCGATTGAATACTGTGATTCGTTCAAGTACTTCAATCCATCCGGTGATGCACGGTTGGAAGGCATACGTGCAGACTTGGAGCGTGTGTTGCAGGGCGTGGACATCAAGACCCTGCGTGACTCCGACTCGCTACGTGCGACGGTCAAGTCTGATGTCGATGACATCATGAAGCGGTTCGGACTTTGATTGTTGAAATTTTTATTTGTTTAGTCTTTGTCTTATTCACCACTTCGTTACAACTTGTAACTACAACTGAGAGGACACTACGATGAGTGCTATTTCTTTGCGTCGGACGTTGGACATCAACGCAGTTACCCGGTTGGTCGCACTGACACCGGGCGTGACTAAACTCCTGCTCTCCGAGCCGGGGTGTGGCAAGACGAGTGTGCTGCGTACCGTGGCCGAGTATCACGGTGACAAGTGGCGGGACATCAAGGATCGTTACCCGACTGACAAGTTTCAGTACGTGTACATCGATGCGCCCAACACGCGAGACGGTGACTTGTTCCTCAACTACCCGGACAAGGACACCAAGACGTTGGAGCAGTGGGTCACTTCGCTGATCGACTTCAACGACCCGCGACCCAAGGTGATCTTGGTTGACGAGGCACTGAAGGTGCTGCGCTACAACAAGCCGCTCTTCACTCGCCTGTTCTTGGAGTACTGCGTCGGCAATCGCAAGTTACCCGAGAACAGCATCGTGTTGGCTACGTCTAACAACTCCGGCGAGGGGTTGGGTGATTCGCTTGGCGCGCACGAGGCTGACCGCATCACCGTGATCAACATGGCCAAGCCTAGTGCAGACAACTGGGCAAATGGTTGGGCATCGAACAACGGTATCAGTTCGATCACCCGTGCATGTGTGCGCATGAACCCGCGTGTCATGGCGAGTTACATGGACGGCGTGACTACCAAAGATAACCCGTACATCTACCACCCCAAGACTAACCCGACATCGTTCGTCTCGCCGCGCTCGCTCGCACTGATGGATGTGTATGTGCGTAATCGTGCGGTGCTTGGAGAAGATGTGACTGCTGCTGCGATTGAGGGTACGACGAACCCTGCGTTCGCTCAGTTGTTGTCATCGTTCATTGCACTGGAGAAGGAACTGATCGACCCACGCAAACCGTTGACTGATGGTGAGAACACTCCGTTACCTACTAACCCTGCGGCGTTGCTCATGCTGATGTACAACATGGTCGATATCATTGAGACGCAGGACGAGATGACCAACGCTATTACGTACGTCACACGTGCAGAGTCACGTGACATGCAGTCAGTGTTCATGTCGATGCTCGCGGACAACAATCGCACAACCAAGTTGGGTGCGATGAACGCCAAGGTCAAAGACTGGATGGTCAAGAACCACCGGATCGCACGGTAAGGGAGGCAGCATGAATACCGCTATGAAATTAGATGCGCCGGTTGATATCTCGCGACTGCGCGACCGACTGACCAAGGCACACGTCAAGTTGATCACGCACCCCGAGACACAGTTGTATGCAGGTGTGTTCTTGATGGGCAAGAGTGAGATCGTCGAGGGCGTACCGACTGCGTACACCGATGGCATCAACAAGGTGTACGGCGCAGAGTTCTGTGCGTACCTCACCAAAGATTCGCAGTTGCGTTATGTGGTCATGCATGAGAACGGTCACATTGCTCTGCGTCATCTGCCCCGTCACCGTGACTTTTGGGAGGAGGATGCACAGTGCGCGAACATGGCCGCTGACTACGTGATCAACGGTCTGATCGAGGAGTTCAAAGACAAGACGTTGTGTGAGCAACCGCCTGCACCGTTCACTCCGCTCTACGATCCGATGTTCAAGAATTGGTCGTTCGGCGAGGTGTATCGCTACCTGCGCAAGGAGAAGCAGGACGAGCAACAAGGCAAGCAGGATGGCGACGGCAAGGGCGATGGCAAGTTCAGCCAACGTGGCGGTGCGCTTGATGAGCATGACTTGTCCAAGATCAAAGACATGACACCCGAGCAGCAGAAGGAAGTCATGGACCGTGTGGCACAGGCACTGGAGCAGGGCGGCATGCTTGCCGGGATGTTCGGTAAACCCGTGCCGCGCATTGTGTCGGATGCTCTGACACCCAAGGTCAATTGGGCTGACGAGTTGCGTGAGTTCGTCAACAACATGACGCAGGGCAGGGACGATGACTTGTCACTGCGTCGGTTCGACCGACGTTGGTCATCACTCGACATCATCATGCCGGGTTCGATTGCTGAGACTGTCGGCGAGATTGTGTGGATGAGTGATACGTCGGGTTCGATTGATGACAAGCAGAACGCTGAAGCAATGTCAGAGTTTTGCAGTCTCGTGAAGACGATTCAGCCCGAGCGTGTGCGCATGATTTGGTGGGATCACATGGTACATGCCGAGCAAGTGTTCACGCCCGATGAGTACGACAACATTGCTAGCGCACTCAAGCCGGTGGGTGGTGGCGGGACTCGCGTCTCGTCATGCTCCGAGTACTACCACAAGCAGGGGCTGAAGGCAGACTGTGTGGTGGTGTTCACGGATGGCTACGTCGAGAAGAACATCGACTGGCAGAACATGCCGCCGACATTGTGGGTGGTGACGCAGAACAAAGAGTTCGATGCACCGACTGGCCGCATCGTTCAGTACTACAACGACTAATTTCGAGGACACAACGATGACAACTTCATACAACATATTCCACGAGAGCGTCCCGGTGAGTGAGCGCACGACACTGATGCGCTCCGACTTGTACCGTCCGACGTTGCGTATATGCACGACGAGCAAGATCGTGGTGAGTCATGTCGAGCCGACGCTCGACAATCGTGGGCTGATTGTGACGCTGATGCTGAACACGGGGTTCCCGGTGCTGATACTGACGCATGCGGATGGACACTTCTATGCGGCTACGACAGACAGTTGCAACACCATGTCATCCACAACGGTATGCGACACGATCAACCCGATGTACATGGTGAAAGCACTGTACAAGTCCGTCAAAGGCGCGGAAGACTTTGCGTCAGTAATGAACTACGCGAACACGATTGTCGAACAGATGATGGTTGACTTGGGCAGACACACGTTCAATGCCATCGTGGGCGAACGCAAGATATCCATGCAGTACCCACCGTTCTTGGACAATGCCACGTTGGGAGCGTTGGTCGAGGTGTTCTTTGGTGAACGCAACGCCATTGATCTGCCGATAGAACAACGTCAAGTACTAGAGTCGATACGAGCCGAGCGCAATCAACGTGTGGCGAACCTGCGGGACGTAACTGATCGGATGGTTGAGATGCTCAATCCGAACAAATTGATGGTTACGTACCTGCCCAAACATGGTTATACCGTGCAACAGTTGAGTATGCCGAGGGACTTCCACGAGCCGTTTGTTAATTCGAAAGCGGTCGCGCGGGATAGTATCAAGCAGGTCACGCCCATAACATTCTGTCGTAAGTTGGAAGACTTACCGGCGGACATGTACGACCAAGTTTTAGGTTCGCTGACGCTAGCCAAGATGCACTTGCTTAGTCGCTATCCCGAGTTAGCACAGACAATTAGCCCCGAGCCGCACGACAAACTTATCCACTCGATCAGACCAATTGTGTCGCAGGAACTGAGTGCTGTGGTTGAGTCGCACCATGACCGCCGTTCTATTGTGATGTCTGTATGAGAACCGTGCGTCTTGAGTTACTGATCAGCGGTAGTTACCGGGTTAAGTATCACAAGATGACCCGGTACTACAACGACGATACGTTGCCGGATGGGATCAAGCACCCGCTAGGTATGCTGATGTTTGGGGCTAGGGACAGATCAATAGGACAAGTTGTTCAGCATCCGTTCATACCATTTGACGCGGATCGCGCGTTTCTTCTGCGGGTGGATGACGATACGGCGCGGACTATGTTTGGAGATAAGATCGATGACACCCGAAGCCAAGGTTAAAGCCAAGGTTAAAAAGATTCTTAATGAAATGGGCGCGTACTACACGATGCCAGTTACAGGAGGATACGGGAACAGTGGGGTGCCCGATTTTGTTGGGTGTTTGCGCGGTAAATTTTTTGGTGTAGAGTGTAAGGCGAACGGTGGTAAGCCCACCGCATTGCAATTAAAGAATCTCGATGACATTCGTAAAGCGGGTGGCATCGCATTAGTAATCGATGAAACAAACGTAGAGAACCTACGCAAGGAGTTGAGTAATGAGTAAGTCAGCAAAGATTCGTAAGTTGATTGAGGAAGGACTAGACAACGCTACGATCGTTAAAAAGTTAAAGGTGAATGTGAATCTCATTCACCAAGTGCGTTGGCAGATGAAGAACGGCAGGCAGGCAAAGAAAGCCGTATCGACTAGCCGCAAGGAAGTATTGAATCGCACGATGCCGAAGAAGCCATCGAAGATCATGATGTCGGTGACTGAAATGAATACGGCGTTGGATGCGTTGGGAATTAGCAAGAAGCCCGACCTTGTAAACAACCCACCGCATTACAAAGTTGGTGGCATCGACACGCTCGACTTCATCGAAGCCAAAGATTTGAATTTCCGATTGGCCAACGTCATCAAGTACGTTGTTCGTGCCGAGAAGAAAGGCAATCCGTTGGAAGACTTGAAGAAGGCACAGTTCTATCTCAATCGTGAAATCACAGTACGGGAGAATGCGTAATGGACATGATATTGAAGCGAACGCTAGCCGCGTTAACTGGATTGAAAGCCGAGTACATCATCGTCCTGCCGGATGGTACGAAGTACGAGCGTGGTAGTTTGAAGTTGCAGGAGCAGAAGGCAGACCCGAATCGCCGCAAGCGTGGCGCGGTACATCCGATTGGCTCCATCAAACAGTACTACTGGCCGTTCATCAAAGACCTTCAGCCGGGGCAGATTGTCGAGGTGCCGTTTGATAAATACGGTGGAACGCTTTTGGTGAGCGGGATCAGTTCCTACGCCACACGTATTTGGGGTAAGCGAAGCACCATGACATTGCAGAACAGTAAGAAGCAGGTGGTCGAAGTACTGAGGGCTTACTGATGTTCCGGTGGATGCTTTTCTTGTTCGACATTTGGCGTAAGTTGGACAAGGAGAAACGAGAGGAGTGGAGATATGTTGCCGCTCCGCCTAACTGGAAATGTCGGCGTGGTGGGCAAGATTATTTATGACAGAACACAAAAGCATACATGACGCTGGTAACTACATCTTCAACGAAGGGTTGAAGCGAGCGAGCGATGACAAGTTCGATGAGGCGATTGGTGTATACAACAACCTCATTGATTTGTTCCCGCTGATTCCCGCCGCACTCAATCAACGTGGACGTTGCAACTGGGAGATGCATCGTTGGGACGAAGCCCTGCGTGACTTCAACGAAGCCGCAAGACTGTCCCCCGGTAATCACGATGTCGCTTGGACACTTGGATTGATGAACCTTCAGTTAAACAATTTCAAGGAAGGTTGGGCAGGATACGAGCGCCGTTGGGCGAGCGATGCGTTCAAGTCGGGGAGACTGCGCACGTCCAAGCCGCAGTGGGACATGGACTCAAATGCCAAGAAGGTATTGGTGTGGTGTGAGCAAGGCATCGGCGATCAAATCATCTACTCATCCTTGCTCAATCGTCTGCGTGACGATGTCGAGGTAACGGCGATGGTTGATGCTCGGTTGGTTGGCCCACTCTCGCGTGGGCTTCCGGACATCAAGTTCATATCGCATGACACCAAGATTAGTATGGATGAGCATGATGCTCACATTCCCATAGCGTCACTCGGCAGTTACTTCATCCATTCATTGGATGACATCGAATGCCTTGCATCACGTAACTACATCAAGGACGACTGGCGCAGGACGGCGCAGGTGCTACGTGATCACAACTTGATGGACGAGGACTACGTGGTTGGCTTGTCATGGAACAGTACGGCCAAGGTAGTCGGGGAACACAAGAGTTGTACGTTGAAAGACTTGGAACCTGTATTGGAATGGGGCGCGAAGAACAACGTGAAATTCTTGTCGCTTCAGTATGGCAAGGCGCAGGACGATGCCAACGCATATCCGCAGATCATTCAGCCGCAGTACATCGATACGTTCTTTGACTTGAATGGCGTGTGTTCCATGCTCTACTGCTGCGACCAAGTTGTATCCGTGAGCAACGCCAACGTGCATTTGGCAGGAGCGATGGGAGTCCCCGTGCATCTGCTTGATGCGAACAAATTGTGGTACTGGAATAACCGCAGGGGTAGGCAGAACCTGTGGTATCCGTCCGTCAAAATTTATCCACGCGAACACATGCTTGCGCCGTGGGACAAACAGATCGCAGAAGTACTAACCGAATTGGAGACTCAACATGAATATCAAGGCTAACTTGGAACCCGTCGAGGGGCAGACCGAAGCATACTTGGAGATACCCGAAGAACACCGCCGCCCCGTACCCACGCAAGAACTTGTATGGTGCAAGATCAGCGAGGCTGGTGAGTTAGAGATCATTCGTTGGGACATCATTGATGTATACGCTTCTCAGTATGACGAAGACAAAAATGCTCGGGACCAGACGCGGGTACTTTGCAAGTTGCTGACCTTGGTGCGAGACCAAGTGCGCAAGGAGGCCGGGCGTGAGTAAAGAAGAACGTCACCGCATTTACGAGTACGCGATGGATCGGAAGAACCGTGAGATTGAGGAACTCAATCAGAAGATTCTCGATATGCAAGTTGAGCGCGGTCAGCATGATGCCAAAGTAATCTTGGCAGAGATCGTGTTGTTCATACTTGGTATTTTTGTGGGTGTGATACTCATGAAGCAGTACGGTTGGAGGTTGATGTGAATGTCAAAGAAGTACGCCCGGAATTGGCGATTGCGCTGGTCGGGCTATTGGTTGGAGCGTGGTTTGGATACCTACTTGCGCAACGGACTGCCCAAACTCAAGCCATTAAAAACGATTGTGCTCACTATGACACGAAGACGGGCGAGTTCACGTGGGGCAACCAATGATAACCGGCAGGGGTAACACCCGCCTCACGTACGAGCAGTACAAGGAAGCGAAGCGGTGTTACGAGATTTTATGTGCAACGCCGAAGATGAACCAACTTGCAAAGCAGTGGGGCATCAGACGAGAAACTCTTGTAGCAACAGTACGCCGTGGGATTAAACAGTACGATCAGAGAGCGGAAAATGAATCAAGGTCGCAAACCAAAGTTAACGCTAGAACAGTATAAGCGTGCGATTGAATGCAAACGAGTTCTTGCGGAGACACCCCGATTGGTTGACTTAGAAGCGCAATGGGGGATGAAACATAACACTCTTTCACACATAGTGCGTCAAGGTATTAAACAGTACGACTACATCATTATGAAAGAGAACGCTGATAAGAAACGAGCACTACGCGAAGCACGAAGGACGGATAAATAGTGTCTCCGTACAAAGACGAAGAGACTCGCAAGCAAAAGCATAAAGAGTATTCAAAAAGGTGGTACGAAAAGAACAAGGCTCTTGTAGCCAAGCGGGGCAAGAAGAGGAAGAGTGAATACCGCGCAAAGTGGTTGGAGTACAAGGCAACAAAGTCATGTACCAAGTGTGGAATATCACACCCTGCCTTGCTCGACTTCCATCACGTCATACGGATAGATAAAAGATCGATTCCTAAATTAATCAATCGCAGACAGTACGCAATGGCGATACGCGAAGCGGAAGAAAAGTGCATACCGCTTTGCGCCAACTGTCACAGGCTACTGCACTGGAAGGAACACAAAAGGAGACTTCTATGGAACCGGGTGATTGGCAAAAAGAAGACATACTAGAAGTCTTGTCATGGTGTGATGACGCCGCCGATGACATGGACACTATTACAACTGAACTTGAATTTATTGTGGTGAGTCAGTTGTTGAAGCGTTGTGCTAATGAGATCAAGCATCTGCGTCATGAATTGAAGGAGTTGAAGCATGGCAAAAATCGTAAAGGCTCGCACATGCGTCGAGTGCAAAAGGGCGTTCGCTGATCCGGAATCAATACGCACCCATCGATTTAAATTTGGTGGTTGCAGATCAGACGAGGGGCTACTTGCTAATGGCTACACGCTGACTAGCAAGGGATGGAAACGGGAAAAAAGAAAGGCAGGACAAGATGGCATTCGTTACTCTGGATTTTGAAACGTACTACGCCAAGGACTTCAGTCTTACTAGGCTGACTACGGAAGAGTACGTCAATGATGCACGGTTCCAAGTGATAGGCGTGGGCATCAAGATCAACGACGGGGAGACCCGTTGGTTCGCTGATAACATCAAGGAAGAACTGGACAAGATTGATTGGGCTAACTCAGCCCTGCTTTGCCACAATACACAGTTTGATGGGGCGATCCTTGCGTTCAAGTACGGGATCGTTCCTGCATATTATCTTGATACGTTGTGCATGGCTCGCGCTATTCACGGCGTTGATGCAGGTGGCTCGTTATCTGCACTAGTCATTCGTTACAACTTGGGTGAAAAAGGTACGGAGGTTGTCAATGCGTTGGGTAAGAGACGGGAAGACTTTACGCCGGAAGATTTGGCGAAATATGGAAGTTATTGCATTAATGACGTTGACCTTACTTATGCTCTTTTTTGCCGCCTTGTTGATGATTTTCCAAAGTCGGAACTGAATTTGATCGACATGACGTTGCGGATGTACACGCAACCTACTTTGTACGTGAATGATGCACTACTTGTTGATCGACTTGAGGAAGTAAAACGCGAGAAGCAGACCCTGCTTGGCGGGTTGAAGCAACGGTTGAACTGCGAGGACGAGGAAGCCGTACGCAAGAAGTTGTCGAGCAACCCACAGTTTGCCGCCATACTGGCTGACCTACATATACCAGTTCCCATGAAGATAAGCCCTGCCACGGGGAAGGAAACTTTTGCGCTCGCAAAAAACGACGAAGGGTTCATCGCGCTGACCGAGCATGAAGACCCGTTTGTTCAACAACTGTGTGCAGTACGGTTGGGCACCAAGTCCACCATCGAGGAGTCGCGTATTGAACGGTTCATTGGTATTGGTGAACGCAACAAGGGGTTACTGCCAATCCCGTTGAAGTACTACGGGGCGCATACTGGGCGTTGGGCAGGATCGGATTCGGTCAACTTCCAAAACCTGCCTAGCCGGGACAAGAAGAAAAAGACACTGAAAAATTCCATCACAGCGCCACCGGGTCATTTGATCATCAACTGTGATAGTAGTCAGATTGAGGCACGTGTACTTGCGTGGCTTGCTGGACAGAAAGATGTCACCGAGCAGTTCCGCAAGGGCGAGGACGTGTATTCCATATTTGCGTCCAAGATTTATGGCAAGCCAATCAGCAAGGCCAACCCCGTGGAACGCTTCGTGGGCAAGACTTGTATCCTTGGACTAGGCTACGGGACCGGTGCTATGAAGTTGCGTCACACTCTCAAGACCCAACCGCCCGGTGCGGACATTGACGAGGATGAAGCCAAGCGCATTGTGTCGGTGTATCGATCAGAGAACGACAAAGTTCCCGAGTTGTGGGGTGAATGCGACCGTGCGTTACAACACCTTGCCAGTTGGCCGAACGAGACGCATGACTATACGCTTGGCCAGTGGAACTGCGTTTGGATAACGCCGGACGGTATAAAACTACCCAACGGACTGTCCCTGCGTTATCCGAACTTGCGTATGCATGAGGGTAAATTCATCTACGACTCGCGACGTGGAGTTGTGAATATTTGGGGCGGGGCGATGGTGGAGAACATAGTCCAAGCCTTGGCACGGATCATTGTGGGCGAGCAGATGCTAACTATCCGCGAACGCTACCGGCCTGTGCTGACCGTACACGATGCCGCCGTAGTTGTGGTGCCAAAGAAGGATATTGAGCAAGCCGTTGAATTTGTTACACAAGTCATGTCTACTCCTCCTAATTGGGCGGTTAATCTGCCCGTAGCCTGTGAAGCCAAATATGGGGAGTCGTATGGCGAATGTTAAATGGTCGTTCTCAAGTCTCAAGCAGTTCACTAACTGCCCTCGCCAGTATTACGAGGTCAAAGTTCAACGGAACTATGAGATCAGAGAGACCGAGCAGATCAAGTACGGAAAGGAAGTGCATAAAGCACTTGAAGACTACGTACGCGATGGCACCCCACTTGCCAAGAACTACATGCGGTTCAAGGTTATGGTTGACCCGTTAGTCTCCATGGGCGGAGACAAGTACGTTGAGTACAAGATGGCATTGACTAGTGATTATGAGAAGTGTGATTTCGATGCACCAAACTACTGGGTGCGCGGCATCACTGACTTACTGATAGTAGACAAGGACGTGGCGTTCATCATCGACTACAAGACCGGCAGTGCTAGGTATCCCGATCCCAAGCAGTTGAAGTTGATGGCGTTGATGACATTCGTGTACTTCCCCGAGGTTGATAAGATCAAGGGCGGCCTGCTGTTCTTGCTTCATAACTCTTTCGTGGCTGATGTTTATTACCGAAAAGATATAGAAGCACTTCAGGCCGCTTTCCAGTCTGACCTTTTTCGTTTAAACCATTCGTACCAAAGTGATACGTGGCCCGCCAACCCCACACCGTTATGCGGGTGGTGTCCGGTGCGTACATGTGAATTCCAAAAGGAGCGGTAAAATGCCTTACGTAAACAAAGTAAGACCATACAAGAAAGAATACAAACAGCAAGTCGAGCGTGGCGAACACGAAAACCGTATGGAGCGGCAACGTGCTCGACGTTCGTACGACAAGCGTGGCATCGACCGCGAAGGTAAAGACATTGCGCACGTCAAAGCATTGTCAAAAGGTGGTAGCAATGCTACGGGCACACGGCTAGAATCGCCGTCAAAGAATCGTTCGTTCCGTCGCAAGTCGAACGGGGCAATGAAGTGACTTCACACAAGGCATGAGTGTGTAGGAGGAAGGGAAGCAACCCACCACTTTTCGCTTCCCTCGCGTTTCATCACCGCGTAACCATGCCTGCTAGGATCGTGTAATAACCTTTGGTTAGTCCTCCGCGAGTCCTAGCCGACTGACCCCCGTAAGGGGTTTAACCAATTGAGGATACGATGCAAGTAGTAGAAGACAAAGCACTCCAACTCACTCTTCCTGCGCCACTCGCGGAGAAGTCAGTTGAGATGATTGAACGATGCAAGGTCGTGCAAGACCTCGGCACCCGCAAGAACATCGTGGTGTATTGGGATTACGAAGAGTCGTGCGCTCTCGCCAACATCATTGATCAAGTGCAACCTAGTGCGGCGTTGCCCGAAGTAGTGTCGCCGATCTTGCGTGACTACAACTGGCCGGGTGTGTTCAAGCCGTTCAATCACCAAAAGGATACGGCATCGTTCCTGTCGCTACGGCGCAGGGCGTTTTGCTTTAACGAAGCCGGGACGGGCAAGACATCTGCGGCGATTTGGGCGGCTGACTACTTGATGAATATTGGCGAGATCAAGCGCGTGCTTGTGATATGTCCGCTCTCAATCATGCAATCAGCGTGGCAAGCGGATGTATTCAAGACTGCTATGCACAGGACGTGTGGTGTGGCGCATGGCACCACGGATAAAAGGCAGAAGATTATCAACGGCACGTACGAGTTCGTGGTGATCAACTTTGACGGAGTGCATACGGTATTTGATGCGATCTCCAAGGCTAACTTTGATTTGATCATCGTGGACGAAGCCAACGCTTACAAAACGACAAGTACTCGGCGCTGGAAAACGCTTGCAAAGTTAATCCGTGCAGATACACGTTTGTGGATGATGACCGGTACGCCTGCGGCGCAATCACCAATTGATGCGTTCGGCCTAGCACGTTTAATTTCACCGGAGCGCGTCCCGAAGTACACAGGAGCATGGCGTGACCGCGTGATGCACCAACTGTCTCGGTTTAAGTGGATACCTAAAAACAATTCTACGCAACAAGTACACGAAGCGTTGCAGCCAGCAATCAGGTTTACTAAAAAAGAGTGTCTCGACCTACCGGATGTTGTATACCAGACAAGAGAAGTTCCACTGTCCGCCCAGACACAAAAGTATTACAACACCTTGAAAAAGCAGTTGTTGATCGAAGCGGCGGGTGAACAGATCAGTGCAGTCAACGCAGCGGCTAGCCTAAATAAGTTGCTACAAATATCTGGTGGTGCGGTATATACAGATAAACGTGAGGTCGTGGAGTTTGATATTAGGCCTAGACTGAACGCACTTGCTGAAGTACTTGATGAGACGCTTAACAAAGTGGTAGTGTTCATACCGTTCATTCATACGATTGAAGTCGTTTCAAAATTTTTGAACGACAACCACATCACTGCGGAGATCATTCAAGGTAGCGTTTCGGCAGGGCAACGGTCACAAATCATCAAGCGGTTCCAAGAGCAAACGGACCCGCGAGTTTTGATTATCCAACCGCAGTCTGCCGCACACGGAATTACCTTGACTGCCGCTGATACAGTGGTATTTTGGTCGCCTGTAATGAGCGTGGAGACTTATCTCCAGTGCATTGCACGTATCGATCGGGTGGGTCAAAAAAATAGTATGACGGTGGTGCATCTGCAAGGTTCGGATGTCGAACGCAGGATGTACTCTATGCTTCAAGGAAAGGTGGATACCCACCTAAAGTTGACTGATTTGTATAAACAAGAGTTGGAGGACGAAGATGTCAGTGGATACGGAAGAAGTGGTGAAAGCGTATTTGGCGATCCGGAGTGAACGCGAGCGCGTTCTCCGTGAATACGAAGTCCAAGACGCCAAACTCAAAGAAGACTTGAGAAAGTTGGAAGCCGTGTTGCTCGACGTGTGCAACACGATCAACGCAGATAGCATCAAGACAAGCCTTGGTACTGTCATGCGCAAGATGAATGAACGCTACACGTGTAGCGATTGGGATAACTTCAAACAGTTCGTGCTTGATAACGAGGCTCTTGAATTGTTTGAGAAACGAATTCACCAAGGCAACTTCAAGCAGTTCATGGAAGACCATGAATCAGATGGACTGCCTCCCGGTGTAAGTGTGATGCGCGAGTTCGGCATCACGGTTCGCAAAGCAAGTTAGTAGGGTAAGTTTGGTAAGTAAGGAGAAACCCATGAGTAATATTATTGCGTCAATCAAGAACGACCTCGCCGTAATCAGCGGCTTGGACGAAGATACACTGGCAGTTGCGGGTAATACCGCGAGTAGTAGCAAGCGCATCTCCATCAAGGGTGGTGTGTTCCGCAAAATTGCCAACGGCAAAGAAGTTGGTGCCATTGAAGATCGCCACATGAACGTGATCTTTGTGAAGATGGCACACGCCCCGAGCCGTACCCTGTATACGGGTGGCTACAAGGAAGGCGAGAAGTCGGCTCCGACCTGCTGGTCGAATGATTCCAAGACTCCGGATGCGGAGGTCAAGAACCCGCAAGCGACTGCGTGTGACAAGTGTCAGTTCAGCGTGAAGGGTTCGGGTCAAGGCGGTAACGGCACTGCGTGTCGTTTGTCGTGGCGTACGGCAGTCGTACTGCCCAACGATGTGAAGGGCGACGTGATGCAGTTGGTACTCCCGGCTACGTCAGTGTTCGGCAAAGAAGACAGTGGCAAGTGGCCGTTCCGTGAATACGTGAAGATGCTTGCTAACCACAACATTTCGGCTGGACGTGTCGTGACCAAGATGCAGTTTGACACGAAGAGTCCGGTGCCCCGTGTTCTGTTCTCGCCTGTGTCGGGCATCAATCCGGATGACTTGGATGCACTTGCATCGCAGTCGAAGACCCTCGCCGCTGAAAATGCCATCAAGTTGACGGTGTATCAGCAGGATGAGGAAGGCAAGGAAGCCACTCCGGAAGTTGCTGCCCCCGTGGTTGCGCCGAAAGTGCGGGACAAGAAACCCGCCGCCCCTGCTCCGACTGGAGACGTGGCCGACGTGATCAAGGAATGGTCGAAGAAGTGAGGTGAGCCATGTCTCGGTCGTATGGTCATAAAATTTTGTTGACACTGCAAAAGGCAGACGGCGACCGACTTGGCGTGAAGTTGGGGAGGCTGTGTGTTGAAGCCAACCTCCCTGCTTCCTACGTTGCCAAAGCATTGGAAGTTTCTAGGATCAGTCTTTACAACTGGTTCAAAGGCAAAGGTATACGCGAGGAAAAGCGGAAGGTCATTGAAGTATTCATGGACTTGGTCAACGAGGACATGAAGAACGGAACACTTCCCGCCGCCAATGTGGTGTCTGCCAAACTTTATATCGAATCCATGATAGGGGTACCGATTTGAATTGATTGGTTGAGTTTGGCGGGAGGCAATCCCTCCCGCTTTTTTTATCTCTGCGAGATTTGTGATGATAAAACAATTTTACGAAAAGGCTTTACCTTCGCAGGGCGTTTACTGTGTAACCGGAATCTCCAAGGACGGCAAAGTCCAAAACCGGTTTGCGCAAACGCTTGATGAACTAGAGGACATCGTTGATGCGTTGAAGGACGAGGGCAAGAACGTATTCGTTGCCATGAGTACGTTTACTGGTTATAGCCGCAAGGCTGACTCCGCTGCCTATGCACGATCCTTTTATATTGATCTTGATGTTGATCCGGAGCATCCGAAGAAGTACTGCACCAAGGACGAAGCACTTGATGCGCTAGCGGACTTCATTCAAATCGTAAAACTGCCCCCACCCGTGCGAGTGGATTCGGGCGGTGGTATCCATGCGTATTGGCTATTTGATCAAGACATTCCTATCCAAGAGTGGAAGCGGTATGTCACAAAATTCAAAGCATTATGCAACGACCATATAAAGATAGATAATAATGTTACGGGTGACGCCGCAAGAGTCTTGCGCACGCCTGAGACAATAAATTACAAGAACGACCAAGAACGTCCTACCAAGTTCTTGGATGAAGACTTTGGTCAGTATAGTTTCCAGCAGTTCAAGGAGTTCTTGGGCGAGGAAGCATCCGTTGAGGAAATCCTCGCGACCATTATTCCGGACTTGCCAGCGAAGCCCGACAACTTTGAATACGTTTTCTCCGACATTGCAGTCAAGAGTTTGCAAGGCAACGGCTGTAATCAGATCAAGAATATCCTCCTAAACCAAACCACAGTCGAAGAGCCGTTGTGGAGAGCAGGACTTTCGGTTGCCATACGTTGCGTGGACGGCGATACAGCCATTCATGCTATGTCCAATAAACACCCCGAGTATTCCCAAGAAAAAACAGAGGCTAAAGCCCGTGAAACTCTCACCGCAAAATGGTCATATGGATGCAGTAAGTTCGCTGACCTTGACCCAAACGGATGTGAAGGATGTCAATTCCGAAACAAGTTCGGAAAATCTGGACCGATCCAACTTGGACGCAAACTCAAGGAGTCCCCGACAACCGAAGCGTTTAGTGAAGAGGACGCAATTCGGGTCATGGAGAATCCCGAAGAAGTTCCGTTATTTCCTCTCAGCCTCGCCCCCTATGTACGAGGGCCAAATGGAGGAGTTTGGTGCAAACCCAAGACTGAGTTTGACGAAGAAGGAAACCCCATAGAGAAGCAAGCCTTCCAATTGATTGAGTACGACTTCTTTCCGCTCAAGCGTATGAAGAGTCCGACTGATGGCGAGTGTTTGTTGATGCGATATATATCGCCGACTGACCCCGTCAACGAATTTTTATTTCCGATCAAGTATGCATACAAGACGGAAGAACTTAAAAGTATATTGCCCTTCCATAGCGTTACGTTCCAACCGGCGTTGATAAAGTACATCTCGGATTACTTGATCAAGTGGAGCGACTACCTCAAGAAACAAAAGGCGGCAGAGATTATGCGGATGCAAATGGGATGGGGAGAGGCGTACGACTACTTCGTAACCGGGGCAGTCGAGATCAGCAAAGACGGGCTACGTCCGTCCGCCGTGTCTCCCATGATTAAAAACTTTGCAAGATTTTTCCAACCTGCCGGAGACTACGAGGTTTGGAAGAAGTCGGCTAACTCATTCGACATCCCCGGCCTTGAGGTGCATGCCTTGGGATTGTTGGCAGGATTTGGTTCGCCCTTGATGAGTCGTACGTCCACACCGGGATGCACGATCTCCTACTTGAGTCCGGATAGCGGCGTGGGCAAGACAGGCTCCATGTACGCAGGACTCAGCGTGTTTGGGCAACCGTATTACACCAGTCTGGCAGAAGGGTCTGCGACTGATAACGCACTGACGGGACGGTACCTCGCAATTCGCAACATCATGTTTGGCCTTGACGAAGCGTCAAACGTAGATAACGAGGTACTGTCCCGTCTGCTCCATCGTATCTCAAGTGGTCGCGCCAAGTCACGTATGCAATCGTCCGTGAACGCAGAACGCGAGATTGAGCAAGGGGCGGCTTTGATTGCTGTGATGACTACCAACCAGTCGTTGTATGACAAATTGAAACAGGTCAAGAAACGCCCGGATGGTGAGATCGCTAGAACACTTGAGTTTCAACTTGAAATGCCGGAAGTATTTATCAACAACCCAAATTTGAGCCGTGAGATTGTTGATCCGTTTAACAAGAACTACGGACATGCTGGGCCGGAGTTCATCCAGTATTGCTTTACCAAGGGTGAGGATGCGGTTCGTAAGTGCATCGCCAAATGGGCAAAGCGGTTTGCGGAAGAATACGGTGCTAACCCTGCATACCGCTTTTACGAGAATATGATTGCTTGTTGCTTTGCCGGTGGTGAGTTGGCTATTGAAGCAGGCATTGTGAAGTTGGACTTGGAACGTATCTTCAATGTCGTCATCAAGGCGATGATCGATATCAGAACCAACGTGTTCAAATTGAATAACACCGACTACAAGCAGTTGCTGGGTCAGTTCTTCAACAACAACTACAATGGCTTCTTGACGTTGAATGACGGCAAGGTTGTGACCGAACCCCGTGGTCCGAAGATCGTCGGGCGAATTGAAATCCAAACTGGGCTTCAGTACATCAGCGTGTCCGCAATTGAGGACTTCTTGTCTGCCCCCGGCATGCAAGTAAGCGTGTCCGCTGCCGAGAAGTCTTGGCTCAAGGCAGGGCTACTGGTTCAGCAATCAGATGGCAAACTAACCAAGAAGCAACGACTGACAACAGGCTGGAAGCAAGGCACCCACCAAAATGCCGTGGCTTGCTACGTGTTCAAAACAGAACTACCGGAAGACTTTTTTGATGGCTCTCGATCCAACCAAACTGATTGAACCGGAGTACATGCTTCCGTTTGAACAGATGAACGTGGGGGATAGTTTTTTCCTGCCCACTTTACGTCCGGCTGAAATGACGTATATCATTGACACACGGGCCAAGGTTGCCGGGGTGAAGGTCAAGTGTTACCCCGCGTCCAAGGATGGACACCTTGGTATCCGTGTATGGCGAATGCGTTAGTCTACGTCTGCCATGTACTTGTTCAACGACGCTCGCAAGTTGGACGGCAAGTAAAGGCCGTCAACGGCTTCCATGCCACGGCGTTGCCGTTCGCGGAACGAGGCCATGACCGACCTAGAGTCAATCCGGTACGTCGGGTTGGCCATGTTGAATTTGTCTATCGACTTGAATGCATCCGTGACTGCCTCGGAATCTCCGGCAGTGATTGCAGAGTACAAGTTTGATAGCAACGCGACTCGGCGGTTACGCAGTTTGTCGGATATGACGAACGTCGCACTGATACGTTCTTGCGTGGCGGCGAGTTCTGCCGGGGCAAAGCCGAAGACCTGCATAGCCGAATTCCACGTGCTGATGTCCTTCACCATCGGCAAACCGTTTTTGTTCAACGCGCCTTCCGTCGCATACCGCACTGCCTTGAGCGGATTACGTAGCGGAGCAGGTAGCATCGACTCCAATCCACGCCACACGTCGCCATCGGCAATCTTCTCAACCGCACGTACCTGCGCTTGAACCAAACCCATCGTCGGGCCAGCAACGCGCTCAACCATGTACATCGTGAAGCCGATATCTGCTAGCCGCTTCGGATCATCACGCCAGAACATATTGTTAAAACCGGTGCGGGACGCGATGTCTACTTGCAGCATCGAATTTAGTGGGCCGCTCTTGCCTAATTGTCCAAGGCTATCCAGCACTTCCTGCTGCAAGTCATACGGCTCGTCATCGTCTCCCATCAGTGCCGCCGCCAAGGCTTCCGCCGCGCCGAAGAGCGGCATGCCTGCAATACCGGACACCATGTATGCACCCGCATAGACACCAAGCAACTGCTTACGGGCAATGGCTCGCTCTTCCGGAGTCGCGTCCACAATGTTCATGGCACGGCCAAACGCACGAGCCAAGTTGATGTTTTGCACCAAGGCGAATGTGCGGAAGGTCAAGAGCACACGACCCAGATTAGTTTGGTACCAGCGTGACGCTGCTTCGGGAAGAACAGTACCATTGATGTTGTTGTTCAGTCGGATGGATTCTTCGGCTGCAGTGAAGAAACTTTTACCCTTCTTGCGTGCCAGCATGAACGCCGCAAGCAACGTAGTCTCGCGGTTGAGTCGTTCTGAGTTCTTGAAAGTGTAGCCCATGGCAAACTTGATTTTGTCCATGATGCTTTCATAGCCGCTGATTTTGGCGCGTTCGGCTTGACGCAGTTCCTGCTCTGCCGCTAGACCCACCACACCGCGCTTCTTGAGGTATTCAAAAAACCGCTTGTTCTCGCCAGTCGCGGCGTTGCCAAACGTGAAGTTGCCTTGCTCATCCACGCCGCCCTTGGCAAACATCTTCATCGATTCAAGCATTGCACCCATGGCATTCATATAACCATAGCGGGCGCCCAGTGACGGTAGCGTCATCATGGGTAGAACAGTCGTATTGATCAGCGCAGATGAGATGTTACCCGCGATACTGTAGACGTAGTTTGCCGACGCAAGTGCATTGACCCACGGAGCGTAACTTGGGTTGTAGGCAAAGTTGAGGCGTTGTCTAATATCTTCTACGCCATCGAACACAGCTTTGGAGCTTAGCAGCTTACGGCCTTGTAACCTATTGGGAATATTGTTTTCCCTGAGATTGATCTCATACATCTTCGCCTGCTCGGCGATCTTCTTCATGGCATTTTCAATGGGCAGTGCGTACTTCAAGTTGCCCAACTGATAGGCCATTTTCGGCATGGTGCGTTCGTATACAGCCAGCACGTCTTGGTCAAAGCCAAGCACGCCGAATTGCATCGCGCCATCTACTTCAAAGGTTTGGCGACTGCTGAGTTCCTGCCGCAACATGTTGGAGGGCAAGTACTGCAAGAAGGTGTCATACACACCGTCAATAACTTCTTTGCGGCTTTCCTCGGGCATGTCTTTGAGGCTTTCCTCAAGACGCGAGACTATCTGACCCAAGAAACCAACCGGCGGGGCACCTTTGTCTCTAAATTCCGATGGGCGCGTAGCACGTACGATACTGCCGGGTTTAGCACGGCCTTCTTCAAGTGCCTTCTTGATCGCGAGTTCACGTGCGGCTTGGTTCGGGAAAGACTCCTTTGACTGCCGTCCGTCAGTCGTTTCGTAGTACAACCAATGCTGACCTTCACCACGCACAAGCGGGGCGTACATCGGTAGGCGTTCTTTCTCAAAGCGTTCGCGTAAATCGCGCACCACACCCATACCAAGTTGCCCGCCGTAGGTGTTGGCGAAGATGTCAAACTTCTTGTCCGCCATATCACGGTAGTCGGCAAACACACCAGACTTTTCATCTGCGCTCAGAATAGCGTTCTGGAAGTCAGTGGGCAGCGCGTAAAACTTTTTAGCAATGTCATATTGCTTCTGTTTGTTGGGAGACAGGCTGTCCCTACCATTCGCATCGCCTTCTGCGATTATGTTCTTCACTCGTTCACTACGCACTTCCACTTGGAACAAGTTGATGTCGTTGACCACGTCCTTGTACTGGTCATACAGTTTTGGTTGCTTGCCTACAGTACGCGTGTACTTGCTATGTCTCTCCGACGCAGTCTTCATCAAGTCCGTTGTATATGCCGCACGGTAACCCAAGAAGCGGTCGATCACACGCACTCGCGGTATGTACTTCTCAAGCAACTCGGTAACTTGGGGAAGCGTGTAGGTCTTGTACTGAGCGCGCCGGGTAACCTCCGGCATCGTTGACAAGGCTTGCACAACGCCATTTCCCAAGGACTGGGACCACTCGGGCAGTTTTTCATTCTGCTCAAGCATGCCGCTCAGTACCTTGTTGTACTGCGACATTTGGAATCGGGGCGAAGCATTCGGCGGGGTGATCGGAGTCGGGTCAGTGCGGACACGCTCGGCGGCTTGAACCAATATCTGCGCGATATCGTTGTTGGAGTATTGTTTCACCACCCCAATCGACCGCAACCACTTGCGTACTAAAGCAGCAACACGGTTGAACGCGGCACGGATGCCGGGTTCCTTGATCGGCCCTGCTTCGGCTTTGCTTGCAAGGATTTCTTCGACGGCACGGACAACACGGTCTGGGCCTTGATAAACATTAGCCGTGCGTGGGTCGTTTAAATACGTATTGGCTGCGGCTTTGATAGCCGTGTTGTTCTGATATATATCGTCAAGCGTCTCGTCAAGTTTAGTACGGAACAACGCACGGACACCGTAGTGTCCCAACGCTTCGTGGAACAAAGTAGAGCGCACGTCAGACGGCGACGATGCCTTGTCTGCCACAATGTACAAGTCGTTACCCGCCATCAAGCCACGAGCTTCTTTGTACTTTTCGTCACGGTATGGCGCGGGCAAGTCTGTGTAAGACGGAACAACTTTAATGTTGGGTTTGTTGGCCCATCCTTCCGTCAGTTCATTGACCGCAGTCTCAACTTCCTTGGGAGGCAAGCGAACAACTTCGGTTGCTTCGGGTGCTGCGATGCGGGGGGCAGTTTGATACGCTTCAGTAGATTGTTCACGCGCAACCGGCATGGGCACTGAGGTTGCGCCCGTTTCGGATATGATTTTAGTAGGCCAACTTGCTTCGTAATCTCGTGCGTTCGGATCAACTTGCTCCGACCAGCGAATGTCACTACGAATGATGACCGGCATGGTCTGAAAGCCAGCCTCCTTCAACGCACGGGCGCGATGCCGACCTTCGTGGCCTTGGACCTTGAGGTCACCGTTTTCTGTCGTGTAAGCATTGAGAAAAGGAACTGAGTTAAACTTGGTCCCTTCTTGCAGAAGTTTTGTAACTTCTTCCTCTTTAATCTTCATCCTTCCCGGCTTCGCCAAAGCCAAGAAGTCATCAATCGGCATCTCAATTAATTTTTCACGACTCTTGTATTCCGGAACACTCGCCTTTTCAATTACGTCCGGATTGAACGCTTCAACGGCGGAGGATTTAGGTGCAGGCTCCTCAACGGGTTCAGCAACTTGTTCCCGCAAATCAATTTGCGGCTGAACCGCAACGGGTTCTAATGCAGGTTGAACTCCTTCCGTTCCCTCATCAGTCCGTCCAAGATCGCGGCTAGGAAGCACCACTCCTGTGCGTCCAAGTTCTTCAACATCTGGTCCTTCGGTTCCGATTCGTGATACAGGCAGTTCAGTGCCTCCTGTATCTGTTCCCGTGACAGTTTGTTCAGTACCAAGTCTTGTACGCTCACCTTCGCCTCCTGCCGGGGCCACACCACCACGAACGCGGCGTCCCAAGGCAAGGTCGGTAAGCCCTTGGACAAATGCGCCGACTCCAAATCCGTAGGTTCCTTCTTCTGCGGCTCCCTCAAAAACATCTTGGTCGGGGTTGTAGATTCCCTTTTCAATGAGGTTCTGCGTAATGTTTTGTGCCGCTTCTTGTGCAAACTCTTCTCCACCAGTCGCCGCAGCCCGTTTGACATACTCCAAGAGTAGTCCTTTTTCCTTCGCGGGGACACGCTCCAAGATGCGATCAGCAAACCGGAAAGCCGGTATAACGTCCATCAAACCGGGGATGACACCTAGAGCCGTGGCAAGCCCCCTGTCCTCCATACCGCCTTCTTGCTCAGCCCGTTGACGTGCCTCGCCTGCACCCGACGCAACCGCTAGCCCAGCCCCTGCTACGCGCCCAGCCATACCAAGAGGGCCAAGGGCGAAAAACGGCACGGTGGACCCTAGCGCCTCACCTGCCTTGCGTCCTATAGACTGTTCGTAGCCGGGTTCGGCAGCCAGCGCCTCACGAGCTGCGCCACTTATTTCATCAATACGGCTGCGTACGGCTTGCTCTGCTTGATCCGGCAGGATAGCGGCAGCACCCGTGGCGGCGGTTTGCAACAACCCCATTGCACCGGACGGGATGCCCTTGAGGACTTCCAACACCTCGCCCGAAATGGTGGTCTGCGGAACAGGCGGGGCGATTTGCGCGGTGGGAGCTTGGCCCCCAAATTGTTCCATGCCCGTACCAAGCAACTGCGACCGAATAATTTGCGCAGCCTGCTCCGGTGAAACGCCATCAGGAAACTCGACGCTACGCCCACCGGGAAGCTCAACGGTATACGGCATGGAAGTTTTACCCTATCGGGATCATTTGACCAGTTTGCATATCATATCGATATTTGGTGGCTCCAGCAGCAGGCTGTTCCGTTTCACTAGAAGCTAACCCCGCGCGAGCGTCGGCTTGCTTCATCAGTGCGTCCATTTGTGACTGTATCTGCGCACGCTTCTCGGGGTCTTTTTCAGCACCCAACTGCATCTCAAGCATTGGGTATGCCGAAGTAGAAAGTATACGCTCACGCAGTTGCGTCCTAGTGATAACCCGCTGTTCTTCACGGGATTGCTGCGTGGCTTCACGCTGGGCTTCAGCAACTTCGCGGGTAGCGGCAATCCTTTCACGGTCAGCCTTGAGTTGCTCTCTAATTTTGTACAACTCCAAAGCCTCAGCACGAGCTTCTTTGTTCAAGCCCATTGCAGTCTTGTAGTCACCTTCCTTCTCCATCTCAGCCGCTTCGTTCAGCTTAATCATGGACTCGCGAAGAGCGCGTTTGTTGGCGTTTAGTTCTTTGTTAATTGCACGCATGGCTTGCGTGCCGCTCATGGCACCTTCGGACAAGGCACCCAAGAACGTAGCACCGGGGCGCGATGCCGCTGCCGCCATCTTGAACCCAATCTCAGCAAACGCTAATTGCTTGTCGCGTCCATAGTTGTCAGCGATGCGCTTCTCTTCGTCGCTCAAATACTTTTTGTATTCTTCACGAGCCGCACCAAGTCCTTCGCGCTTACGGAAGTCACGCAACTTGCTGTATTGCTCTTCGGTAATATCTTTTTCCGGTGCAGCCGCAACTGCGCTACTAGCCGCAGCAGGCTTGGCAATTTTGCGCACGGGTTCACTTTTCGGCGGGGGAGGGACTTCTTGAACCGGAGCCGGTACTTGTGGCACAGGCTCTTCTACGCCAAACCCAGCCAATTTACGCTTACGGCGTGCGGCTTCTTTCTCTTCTGCCTCCAACGCACCACCAACTGCGCTGAGACCTTCGCTAGTTTTGCGGCGAATATCATCAATCTCGGCACGGGTAATGCCCACACGCTCCATGTACTGCTCAAGCCGCGAAGCGGTATCAACGTCTTTCTTGCTCAGTGCAAGCGCATACATGCGAGCCAAATCTTCTGGACTACCTGCTTGGCCAAACTTTTGAAGCATGGCAGGATCGCGTTGACCAAGCGAACCTTCTCCGTAAATCTCGGGAATGTTCAAACCACCATCAGCAAACGCAACAATGCCGCCCACCGTGCCACCACCCGCAAAACTCGGGTTCTCCATCGGGCCAGCGTTCATGCCTCCCAAACCTTGTTCCATCGGAGGAGCCATGCCTTGTTGAGGCATACCCTGTCCTTGCTGCGGCATACCCTGCTGAGCCAGTGCATTGATCTGATCCCGCACGGTCGGCGGGTTCTGCGGAGGCTTGACTTGCTGTTCCTTCAAACGCTGGAACTGCTTCATCATCGCGTACAAATCAACAAGCGGAGCCACGCCGTCTTGCGCCATGCTCTTTACATAGGCAATTGCTTGATCGGGCGGCATGCCCTTGGCCATTTGTTGTTGAAGCGAGGCCATCATGGCCCGACCCGTACCGCTCACTGGACCGATCATATTGATTACCCTGCCTGATTGAAGAGGCTACCAACGCCCACGGCGGTGCCTGCGATCTGACCAAACAAGTTACCCGGCTGCTGATAGAACGTCGAGGTCTGACCCGTCGCCGGGAGGCCACGCAAAATACCCATTCCAAACTCAGCCTGCTTGTACGGAAACTGCTGCTGGTTAATGAAGTCTTGGTACTGCTGGTTGAGCAACTGCTGATTGAGAGCCTGCTGCTGACCACCCGCGCCAAGCAGGGCTTGGTTGATGCCCATGCCTTGTTGATAACCTTGCATACCGAGACCACCCAACGCACCTGCCGCAGCGAGTCGTTGTTGGATGCCTTGCAAGCCAAGCCCCGCACCAAACTGGCGAGACTGCTCACGAAGGTTCGCTCCGGCAAGACCATACTGAGCGCGATTCGCCGCGCCTTGAAGCATGGCTTGGAGATTAGCCTGCCCCGAAGTCAGTCCAGCCTGCTGGTTAGCCAACGCAGCGTTGAGACCCATTTGCCCATACTGACCAGCCATCGCTTGATTCAGTTGCTGAGCCTGTTGTTGTCGGGCTGCGTCTGCGTTGAACTGCCCCATGGCCTGTTCGTATGCTCTTTGCGAACCCTGCGATTGGATATCACCAAGTTGATTCATCAAATTACGCTGGGCTTCAGCCTGCACCAATGCCTCGCGGCTACCACCACGTGCACCAGCACGAATGCCTTGAGCCTGCAAACCCGGAATTTGGCGAGCGTAGTCTTGAACGGCGGCTTGCTTTTGACGCTCCACAACACCCTGCATGTAGGGTGACATGTAGTCCTGCATCGCACCAAGACCGAAACGCTCTGCGCCAACACGCTCCATGCCAGTCGGGCCGGAGACACGTTCGGGCGCACCCATTTGGTAATCTTTGTCACCGTAGAAGTTGGTGGCATTACCGTAGGCATCATAGTTAACGCCTTTTGCAGCCGCATCAGCCTGCCGTGCTATGTCTGCCGCTTGACCGATCTCGGGCGAAATACCCATTCGGCGGTAGCGTTGGAATGCTGCTTCTTGGTCCGGAGAAAACTCAGCAACGCGCTGGCCCGGTACTAACTGTGGTTTGCCATCCGCACCTTTGATGATGTTTCCTTGCGCATCACGCTTGGGCACCATGTAGGGCTGATAACCTTGCGAGATAAGACCGGGAACAAAAGTGCCGTCTGGACCAACATCGCCAAATGTCTGCCCCAAAAGCTGGGCGGCGTATTTCTGCATCCACGCCGGGATGTTACTCGTGACTTGTTCAGCGTAAGCCGGATTCGTTGTAGTAGCCATGGTTGCTCCGATTAAGCAGGCAAGAAGCGTTCGGCTTTGACGGCAGGAGCCTGACGGCTACGACCAGTACGAGCGCGACGAACTTGATCCATCATTCTGTAAAGCTTTTTCGCTCCAGCTTTAGTGGAGCCATTACCAAGATGCGACACCACATCGGCGGGGACGACAAACTCGCCATCTGCCAAAGCAGCACGTTGTGTAGCGCGACCACGGATTACGGCAGGGATATCATCCGACATGCCATCACCGGGGCCATCAAGCAATTTACCACCAGCCTTGTATTCACCGGGGTACCCACCGGCAGCAAAGCCAAAGTTGTAGTTCTCGCCAATTGCACCGCCGTCAGCAAACTGCATTTCGCCGTAACCAAACGGATTATCGGCTTCAGGAATTCCGCCCACGCCTCTTCCACCAGTTTGGGGAGATTGTGCAGGCTGATTTTTCATGTCTTCCGGTAACGCACCTGCATACACAGGTTTTTGACTGACAATCTTGAACTTACTGTCGTTCTTCACTTGAGCATTGCTGATGGGTTTGCCCTGCATGAAGTTATAAATAAGGTCAGTCATCATGTAATCTTGGACTCGTTTTGCATCGGGATGCGAAGGGCCAGAACCCATCTTATCGAGCCAAGGTTTGACGGTAGATTGGAAAATGTCTTGCGCCGATGCGCCTTCTTTAATTTTTCCGTCTTTGACTGCGCCATTAATGACTTGAGTCATGTCGTAGACAAAATCTTCATTTCCGTTCTTACCGTACTTCTCAAGTCCGGGGAAATTATTTTTACTGGTGCGGTAGAAATTGATGAATCCTTCCGCAAGTTCAGCAGCAGGCGCAGAACCGAATCCACGGCCTTGATCAACCGCTCTCCAGTAATTGCGCAGCGGGATTTCACCCATCTCGCCTTTTTTGACAAATGTCGAACCAAGCGCAGCAAGTGCGGCTAACCCAAGCCCGATGGGATTCATGCCAAGTATTGGCGCAAGTCCAGACCCGGCTCCAGTAAGCGATGCAATACCCGCTCCTGCACCGTAACCACCCAGTGCGGCTTGTCCCGCTTTACCTTGCTCAATGCCTTTGTACATGGTGTACAGGCCGAGCGCAGTTTGGGCACCGGGAATTAATTTACCGGAAAGGCTATCTGCCTTGAGCGACTTCACGACTTTGGGATCAAGCCCCATTTTCATGAGTTCATTCTCTGGCATCTGCATTAATTGATCTGGTGTAAGCGCAGATAATCCAGCGGCTTGAATACCGGTTGCGCCTTGCAGATATGCAGGCAATGCACCGCCGCCTTGTTGAATAAGCCCCGCCCAAACGTTCGGGTCCACGCCCATATTTAAAAGAGTGTTCGGTGGCAACTGCGCGAGTTGTTCTGGAGTTAGTCCAGCGAGACTGCCCAAACCCGCAGCGGCACCTGTAGCCGCGCCAGTACCGGTACCCGTAGCAGCCCCACCTGTTCCAGTACCCCCAGTCGGAGGCGTTGTGGTTCCAGTACCACCAGTCGGAGGCGTTGTGGTTCCAGTACCACCAGTCGGAGGCGTTGTGGTTCCAGTACCACCAGTCGGAGGCGTTGTGGTTCCAGTACCCCCAGTCGGAGGCGGCGTGGTTTTACCAGCATTTAAGAACGGGCGATCAGCCCATTTAGCACCCGCAGAAATCCAATTTTTGAGTGCCGCAGCATTACCGGGCTGCATCAACCAATTGATACCAACTTGCGTGGCAAGAAACCCGGCGATGTCACCAGCACCGCCACCAGAAGTTGTGCTCTCCGTATCAGTTCCCGTGGGCCAGCCACCATAAGGAGTACCGCCCGTGTATGGCGTATTCGTACCGCCAAGCCCTGCAACCATGCCATACGGATTGAACTCCGGATTCAACGCACGTTGATTGAGTTTTTGTACATATGCATCGCCTTCAGCCACGAAAGGGTTAACCGCAGGCGGAGGAGTAGTAGCGGCCTTGTCTTTATCTTCTTGCGTCGTGGTTTCGCCGCCCGTTGCGAACTTTTCTTCGCCCGTGAACGGATCAATCTTTGGCTCATACCCGCCCACAAGTTCCCGTGACTGCGGACGGTTAATCGGCATCGGCGCGTAGCTGCTTTTAACTATATTAGCCAGTGGGTAGCTTTGATTTGGATATGGCATTTGCTGATTCATATACTGATCAGCCGGTTGCACCGGGCCACCCGTAGCAAACTTTTTAGTCGGGTCTAGCGGCACCATGCCTTTTGCCGTGCGCCGGTAGTATCTACCGGGCAACTGATACGGTTGGTTTGCCCCAGTGCCATACAACGGGTTCATTCCACCCGGAACATAAACGATATCCTCATTTGCACCGGGGATATTCAACGGCTTCGGTTCTTCAGCAAACGCGCCCATGACACCCATCAAGTTGGCATAGCGCCCCAAGCCACTACCCATGGCATCCATGAAGGCTTGACCACCTTCTTTGGTAGTCAATGCATTTTTTGCGCCTTGTAAATATGTGCTAAATCCAGACGGTTGCGGGGCAGCAGGAACCGGAAGTGGCGGAGCCTGCGTCACTGTCGGCACGGCACCGGGAATATTCACCATCGCCTGCCCAGTCAGCGAAGACGTGGCCGGAGTACGTACCGCAGATAGCGGGAGATTCTGATTTACCGAGTCCGTCGAGAACGTGAAATTCGTATCTTTCAACCCACCGCTAGGTGCCGGAGCCGTCGTAACTTGCCCCGGTTGAGCCGCGCCAACAGGCTGTCCAGCAGCCGCCTTGAGACCCAAGGCGATATTGGCACCGCTATATGCGCCAAGACCTGCCGTGAGACCCTTCTTGAGGTCGCCTTCAATTAATCCATAACCAAGACCAACTGCCGTAGCCGCGCCAATTGAACTTTGAAATACGCCCATACCGCCCGGACCAAGCACGGCACCAGCAATCATGGGTATAAGATTTTTAAGGAAGCCGAAACGCGGTTGACCCGTTACCGGGTCATATAAATCTTCTTCCGTAGCACCCTGCGCTCGTGCAAGAGCCTGCAATCCGCCCACTTCGCGGGGCGTCATATGAACAAGCATGGAATCTTCGTCCATACCTCGCGGAGAAGCGAGGGAGCCAATTCCTGCGTAAGCGGGTTGCATTTGCATAGTTACCCCAAGGGGTCAAGTAGACCTGATTATACTACCGGGAGTGGCAAGGTTTGACACCCACGTGACGGTTACGATAACGGACGGGATTTCGGGGATATTTCCCGACGCGGCAAAAGCAGCAAGGATCACGTTGGTATCCGAGGACTGCCAAGCAATCTCAAAATACTCCC